ATCAAACAATATAATATATCACGATAGACGATTAACAGAACTTGACATAATACACGAATTATTGCATTATAAGTATCCAAGATATAAAGAAACTACTATACGGAAATACTGTACAAAAGTACTAGACAACACTTGATTTACATGGTAGGTATAGTATATAGGAGGGGTTTAGAATGCCCAAAACAAAAGAGAGCATAGCTGCATACAATAAAGAATACTTTGCTAGGCCAGAGGTTATTGCTCGTGCTAAAGTTCGTAACGCACAAAGACGAGACAAGAGAGCTGAGTATAAGAAGACAGAACAAGGCAAGGAAGCCGAGAAGAGATATAGAAACAAACCAGAGACTAAGATATTGGTAGAGTTCAATAGGATATTCAATAGGTACGGACTAACAGAAGAACAATATAAACAGATGTATTTTGAGCAGGATAACTCATGTGCTATTTGCCATGAACACGAGGGAGAGAAGCTACACGTAGATCATGACCACGAGACACTCAGGGTACGTGGCTTACTGTGTGGTAATTGTAACAAGGCACTAGGACTCATGAAAGATAATACAGATTACCTAGACAGAGCAATAGAGTATTTGGAGAGAGACAATGACTAGAGGGATGCCCACAGACCCACAGAAGGTAGAGGAAGCCAAGATGGTAGCAGCAACCACTGGTAACATAGCAGAGGCCGGAAGAGCTATAGGAGTGCCAAGAAACACAGCTCATAACATAGTAATGTCAGATGATGACTTTGAACAATTTCGAACACAAGTACAAAAGAAGTACATTTTGAATACATGGGAAAACATACTAGCTATTGAAACAGCCCTTAGAAGAAAGATAGAAGAAGAAGATATATCAAAGCTGAACCTTAGAGAGATTACCGGTGCTTTGAATGACTTAAAGCGTACAGTAGAGAATGTAGTACAGAATATTAACATAGACAAGGCAGTCTTTATACCATTACTAGGAGGGGATAGTGTTCATTCGAACAACCGCAACCGAGAAGTTGCTGAAACTACGCAAGAGAATTAGAGGTATAGCTGGGGGGACTTCTGCTAGTAAGACTATATCTATTCTTATGATACTCATAGATATGGCACAGGCAGACATAGAGCCAACACTAACGTCTATTGTTTCTGAGTCTATGCCCCACTTGAAACGTGGAGCAATGAGAGACTTTAAGAATATAATGCTAGATCAGAAGTATTGGGACGACTCGTGCTGGAATGCTACGGACTTTATATACAAGTTTAAGAATGGGTCTATCATAGAGTTCTTCTCAGCAGATATGCCCGTTAAAGTACGTGGCCCACGTAGGCAAAGGCTATTTATAAACGAAGCAAACAACGTACCATACGAGACGTTTGACCAATTAGAGATTAGAACGTCTGATTTGATATTCCTCGATTGGAACCCGACAACGGAGTTTTATTTCTATACCGACGTAAAGGACAAGCCGAATGTCGATTTTGTCATACTAACTTATAAAGATAATGAGGGACTACCACAGTCTATTGTAGATAGTATCGAGAGTAGAAAAGACAACAAGAACTGGTGGAAAGTATATGGCGAAGGACTGCTCGGTGAAGTAGAGGGCAAGATATACAAGGACTGGACTATCATAGACGAGATACCCCATGAGGCACGTTTAGAGCGCTATGGCTTGGACTTTGGCTATTCAGTTGACCCAGCAGCCATTGTCGCTATTTACTACTACAATGGTGGCTATATCGTTGATGAGATAACCTACCAAAAGGGTCTGACTAACAAACAGTTAGCAGACATTATATCTAACCTACCACACGCACTTGTTATGGCAGACTCAGCAGAGCCTAAGAGCATAGATGAGATAAAGAGCTATGGTATATCTATTCTCCCATGCGTCAAGAAGGCTGGCTCAGTTAACCATGGTATTCAGTTCGTACAACAACAGCGTATCTCAATGACCAAGCGTTCACTCAATCTAATCAGAGAATATCGCAACTACCTTTGGAAGACAGACAGAGATGGCAAGATTTTGGATATACCAGACGTAGCATTCGATCACTCAATGGACGCACTACGATATGGCTTTGAGGGTTTAATAAGTAATAACGAAGAACAGTTCGTACCAAGTGTTGAACTACTTGGTGGGGCTGGTCAATCAGGAGGGCAATACCTATGAAATGCGTAATAACAGGAGCTAAAGGATTTGTAGCAACTCATTTGATTGAGCACCTACTAAAGAACACCGATTGGGATATTATCGGCTTTGACAAGATGGGCTATGCTTCACTCTCTAATAAAATGATTGAAGACATAGACACCTATGAGATATACAAACATAGACTGAAGTTCTACGACATTGACCTTAACCTACCTGTACCTTTTGGGGTAAAGGAAGACGTGGGTGAAATTGACTACATCCTACACCTAGCTGCTGAGAGCCATGTAGATCGTAGTATAGACGACCCAGTACCATTCGTGATGAACAACGTAGCTGCTACTCTAAATATACTTGAGTTTGCTAGAGACCAAAAGGACTTAAAGATGTTTGTGAACTTCTCAACCGATGAAGTATATGGCCCAGCACCAGAAGGTAAAGACTTCAAAGAGTTTGAGTATCATCATCCATCTAACCCATACGCTGCCAGTAAGTCAGCTCAAGAGGCTATTGGTATAGCCTACTCAAACACTTACAAGGTACCAGTCATAACAACACACACAATGAACATCATAGGTGAACGACAGCACCCAGAGAAGTACATGGGTAAGATAATCAATGCTGTACTTAAAGGAGAGGAACTAACTATACATGGCAACAAAGACAAGACTCGTTCAGGTACACGATTTTATATTCATGCACGAAATCTTAGTGATGCCCTTCTTCACATTATTAGGTTGGGTTATCACGGGTATGATGAATGGAACATTGCAGGCTTGGAAGAAATCTCTAATCTTGAACTTGCTCAACGGGTTGCTGATGTTATCGGGAAACCCCTTAGATATAGAATTGTGGACTTCCACTCTAGCAGACCAGGACATGATTTGCGCTACGCACTTGACTCCTCCAAACTCATCAATAGTGGCTATCAGTATCCAAAGACCCTACAAGAAAGTTTAGAGAAGACAGTTAAATGGACATTAGAACGTAAGGAGGATTACTTATGAAAGTATTAATTACAGGTGGGGCTGGGTCATTAGGCAGAGCCTTCCTAAAAACGCTACACGAGGCACGTGTGTGCGTTGTAGATAGCAATGAGTGGGCAGTTGCCGAAGCCCAAAAGCTATTCCCAAAGGTTGAGTTTATCTTAGGAGACTTTACTGACGTACCTTTAGCAGGGTTTAGTCATGTAATCCATTGTGCTGCTTATAAACATGTAGACCTAGGTGAGAACAACCCAGAGAGCTTTATAAACAACAACATAACCAAAACAGTTAAGTTATTCAAAGAATGTTCAAGACTTCGTATCCCATTCCTTTTCATATCAACAGATAAAGCAGTTAAACCTATCAATTTGTATGGGTTCACAAAGGCTATCGGAGAGAAGTTAGCCCTGTTTTATGGAGGATCTGTTGGTAGGTGTGGGAACTTACTCTCATCTAGTGGTTCAGTTATTCCTATATGGGAACAAGCCATTAAGAACGAAGAGCCAATCCCAGTAACTGATGAGCGTATGACCAGATATGTCATTGAAGACGTAGATGCATCTAACCAACTCTGGTATGAGTTTCTAAATGGTGAAAGAGTAATCATCCCTAAATGTCGTAAGGTACGACTACTAGATATGCTAGCAGATGTACTCAAAAGACATGGCTATGACCAAGCATCAGACTACGAACCCGGAGTAACCATTATTGGTATGAGACCAGGTGAGAAGCTAGACGAGGAACTGGAATGGATCTAATCGTTTATGGTACTAGACCACAAGAGATAAAGGCTTATCCATTCAGTAAGTACCCTAGATTTACATTCCTGTATGTCAAACAGTCAAAGGATATAAGAGAAGACCTGTTCAAGCCTGACTATGAGTGTGAAGAAGACGAACTTGA